CCCACAAGTCCCCCAACCATTTTCAGCGACATAATCCAAAACCCCTTGGGCCTTGTCAATGATTTCCTGAGTTGGTTTAAACATAGGGTCTAAGATAATTCCTCTTCTGTTGACCCTTCTATCCTACGCCACCCTAACGCACAACGGCAATTGATCACATTATTAGGGCCTCCCTTTCGGTCACCTGGGAACTGCATCTTAGCCCCACCAACGTCAAAGTCTTCCTTTGCGCCTATTGATTCACTTCGCTTCATCTCGTTGTGAGCGTTCCTAGTCCGTGCATCCTTCTTAGCGATCCAATATTTTTCCATTGTAACCCCGTACTCTTGAAACAGATGCTCGGTACTCACAAACTCACCATATGAAGCGGCTGAAAGGGTTTCGGTTCTAGCTATTCGTTCAGCTTGGAAGCGTGAAGTTCGTCTTAGGTTGGCTAGGAATTTGTTCGTTTTAAGTGCCCTTTCCACCTCCTTGACCCCCTTACCCTCTTGGATAGCATCTTGAACTATTGAGTTAATTAACGCTTGTACAGACTCAGCGGATGTTAAGTCTATTGTTTTAATCTCGTTGATGTTCAATAACAAATACCTCGCTATTGCATCGGTCATCCATTGCACCTTGGGTATACCCTCGCTTAGATCACTCTTAAACTTACCCTTGAAGTAGTCCTTAATAAACTGATTTGCAAAGATATAGCCAGCGTCATAGTAGAGTTCTTCCACTATCTTGGTAACCTTTGTTTCAGGGTAGTTAATGGGAAACCTGACGTTATTTAGATCGCTTACGTCTACGGCCTTTGCATACTTCTCGTTTGCCTTGAATATCTCTTCAGTCAGTTCACGAGCGTAACGCCTAGAAATCTTGTCCCTTCGCCTATTAACCTCTAAATACCTCTTGTCTGCTGGACTCATTCCGCACCGTCAAAGCCGCTTAAATCAATTGGCGTAAGGCTAGAAGGAATGTAAACTTGCTCCATATCCTTATCATCAATAGCCGCCAACCCCATCATCTGTCTTTTCTCGTTTGGGGTCATCCAATACGCACCACTAAGGGCAGAAACTTGCTCCTTCTTGTCGGCTTGTAGTTCGGGAATCTCACTAGTGTCAAACTTGAAATAAACCCCCTCGTCATTCATAAACAAACGATTGAAGCTATATTCGAACTTGCTCAGAGTAGGTAAGATAGAGTCCGTGTAAGCTTGCTTTCTGTACTGCTCTTGGTTTGAGAACGTGCTAGAATCGTTGTTGTTGAACAGACCAACGGGCAAATTGTAGGCGTTGCAAACGTCACTAAGGGAAAGGTCTAGAACCTCCATAATCCCCATATCGACTGGAGTAATACCGAAGTTGATATAACCCAAGTCACCGACACCAACACCAATAGAATTAGAATTTGAGTTCTTTCGGACTTCCTTAATGCTTTGGCGCATCTCGTTAATTTCATCCTGAGTCCACGCATCTTTACCCCCAGCGAAGTCAATTCCCTTATTATAGAGAATACCAGCGGCTCCTTGGTTATCCATAGACGCCTTTTGCGAATCATAGCCACTATTTGAAGTCTGAATTGATTTAAAGGCCGCTTGTAAGGGGCTTTGTCCGTAAAGGTGTTCACCGCTACCGAAAGCCATTTGCACGTTTTTAATGTGGATCACATTGTCTGCGTCCATCTTCGTGTTTATATAGCCCTCGGTGAATCTGTATTCTGCTACCCCTCTTCCGCTCTTACCTGAGATGGCCTCTATGTATACGCTAGGCAAAGCTTCCACGAGCAGAATACGACCCTCGGTAATTGCCGTTTCACCCTTCTGACAATAGATATAACCGTTACCCGTTAGAAGATAGTTAGAATAGAGGTTAGCTAGGAAGTCGTTGAAACTTTGGTAGCTATTGGGCTGCTCCTTGACCCTCTCAAATGGTTCGTATTCTATCTTGTTCCCCTCGGAGTCATACGCACACAAAGGCACGTTAGACATCTTCTTACTAAGGAAATTTATAACGGAGTAAACGTCAGGGTTCTTTTGGTATGCTTGCTCTAGTAAACTCTCAAAGTTGAACGGCTGCCAGATTGCTGAGTTAGCCCCCAAGTGGGTTAGCTGGGCCGTGAGTAGTTTGCTTAACTGCTCTTGTATTTTCGACTCTTTGCGGTCGTACTTGAGGAAATCTAATAACGCCATAGCACAAAAGTAATTTAGCCCTTTAGCCCCGTTTATATAAAAACCCCACGCTATACCTCAGAGCGTCAAGAAGGTGATTAAATGAATCGACGGGCTTTTCAGTCGGTCGTTCGTTTTTGTCTAAGTGCCAAACATAAGAGCCTAGTTCCCTTTCTAAGTCCTTGCTTCGTCTTGTGTACAGAACCTCCTTGGACTGGAGTAGCTTAATACCATTCCTAATAGAGTCAGGCCCCTTAATTGCTCCTATTGCGTTTAGTCCCCCTCGTCTTAGTTCGGCTATGCTCTTAGGTTCTGCGCTATCACAAATAACCCGTAGCCCCTCACATTCGTGTTTTATCTTCTCAACTAACTCAGTATTAGTAAGATGCGTTTCGTACACCAGTTCATCGACATAAACACGGTCATTATGCTTACCGACCTTTAGGACTGCCGTGGGGTCTTGGCTAAAACCGAAGTCGATACCAATGCAAACATCTGAACACTCCGAAAAGTCTAGTTCTTCGACCTTGGTGAAGTTCCTATAAATTCTACCCTTCTTACCCCGTCCCCTTTCACCTAAACCAAACACGGCCCAATCTTCAGGGCTTGACGTTTTAAGGCTCTCTATTTCCGCAATGATAGACTTTGGAAGGTGTGGGTTGTCCTTATAGGTGGTGACAATTAAAGCCGCATCTTCTCTAGACTCTACTTCGTACCACCAGCCGTCTAAATCGCTAGGGTTGTAACTAAGGATAATAAACCCCGTGGTTCTATATGATAGTTGCCTAAATGACTCAGCGGTTATCTCGTTACACTCGTCTAAGAAAAGTGCATCCCGTTTCCTACCTCTTAGCTTTTGGGGTTGATCCAAAGAAATAAATTCAACGGTGTTCCCACGAAGCTTATAGATTCCCTCGGTCTTATTGTGGTCTTCCTCCACATACGCCTCAAAGCTTTGCAGAATCTCAACGAAGTCCCGAAGGGTTGAGGCTTTTAAGGCTGGTAATGTTTGCCTAGCAATGGTAATAACCATTCCAGCATTGGGGTACTTATAACAAAGTTCAATAAGGAACTGAACGGCACTATATGACTTTCCCGACCTTGTGCCCCCTCTTAGGCTTATAAGCCTCTTAGACTCGTGGTTTTCTCTTAGAAATTTAAGGTTCGGGTTCGTCATCCTCAATAGCCTCCTTAATCATCCAAGGGGGTAGGGTTATTTTTGTCCCACTCTCGTCCCTAACAAGGGCCTCCACACTTACCGCCTTGAGTTCAGGAATAACGAATTTACTAATTTTAAGGAAAATGTCAACCGCACGGGCAGGGTCAGGAGCATTCGACCACACAACGGCCCCACGTTCGTCCCTAATTATGTTCCCTCCCTCATCTCTTTGGGGTACACCTTCAGCCGTGTCAATTAGGAACTTATGAATTCGTGGTTGAACACCGTCAGCCATCTTAGCGAAGATGCGCCTTATTTCCTCTATCTCACGTTTTGAGGACTTGTGCCGCTTACTAGCTGACTTCTTTCGATCCTCTTCGGTGAATCTATGCCGAACTTTAGCCAGGTGCTTCCCTTGCTTGGTATTAGCTAGGTTCTCCCTCGCCTTTTCTTCCTCGTTCATAGTCTAAAACTGCTTTGACAACGTCATAAACGCTAACAATGTCCCCAAATTCGGTAATGCAAAAGGTGTTTTTGCTAATACCCATCTCCTTCAACTTGTTCAAAGTATGTCGTAAATACTCAATTGCTCGTTATCCTTGGGTAAGAATAGTTCAGATATAGCATCATAAGCCCTAATTTCCATTAAGTCCTCTATCATCTGAAGCTGGTAGCTGGTGGTTTCGTGTGATAAGATGAAATCCTTTAGCCATTCAATGAACTCATCATACAGAAGAACGTGACTAGCCGAAAGGTCTAGGTAGTCTTCAGGGGTCAGGTCAATTAATTTGATCAACCGCATAGCCTCCAAGTAGTCTTCTACCTCCATACCTTAAATATAGCTACTTAAAAGGGTGGGTCTTTTCCTTCGTTGAAAGTTTTTCCACTCCAACTTTGGTAGCGTCCATCGAAATAACTCCCCTTAATTCTTCCAGTTTCCCCGTTACGATTCTTGGTGACTTTGATTAAGTCGAAGTATTCCCCATCTTCTTGTATGCCGTAAACTACTGACCTATAAAGCATTATAATAACCGAAGCGTCTTGTTCAATGCTCCCTGAATCTCTTAGGTGGTGGCTATCGGGTTCCTTGGTTTCGGTTGATTCTACGGCCCTACTTAGTTGGGACAATAGTAAAACGGGAAGGTTGTTCTTCTTAGCGATCATCTTAAAGGCCCAAGACATTTCCCCCACCTCTCTTTCTCGGTTGCTGGTCTTTTGCCTTGTCTTGGCTAGTTGTAAGTAATCAACCACCACGAGCGAAACATCTCCCCTCCTATTTTCCTTGGCTACCTTACTAGCTATGTCCTCAACGTAAACGTAATCCTCAAGGACTTCAATCTTATAGCCTTCGCTTTTGATCATAGCGTTCTGAAGCTTGCTAACGTCAGGGCTAGAACCAAAAACCTCTTTCATTTCAACCTCCCTAGTGTTCGCCCATAGCCTTTTAATCAGTTGGTCGCTAGGCATCTCTAAAGAAAAGAACAGAACACGGCCCTTTGACTGAGAGGCTACGGCAGTTTCTATAGCAAAAGCAGTCTTACCCATTGCTGGACGTGCCGCCAAAACACTCAAATCACCACCTTTCAAGCCATTTAACACCCCATCTAGAACGCTATTCCCCGTGGGTGCGCCCATAGATGTATCTTTTATCCTTTCTAACGCCCCGTTCATTAGTTCTAAGAGCGTCTTAGTGGTTTGGGGTGTGCTACCTTCAAGGAGTTGGTTAATGTCGTTAGAAGCCTTAAAAACCCCCTCTATGTCTTGGGTCTGAATTAGGTCTTGTCCTACCCTTTGGGCTTGCCGTTTAATGAAGTCCTCTTGAACTAGGGTAGCGTAAGGGATAACATCGACCCGAAACGGTGCATTCTTGGAAAGTTCTACTAAGGTGGCTACCTGGTCGGGGAATCTCTGACCCAATGTAACCAAATCCTCATAGCTTCCCTTTGCCCTAGTTTCTTTACAAGCCTTGACAATCTTGAAACAAGTAGGGTCTTCAAACCATTCGGGTTCTATCCTAACGCTATCTATTGCCGCTGGGTCGTTAATCAGTAACCCAACTAAAGAGGCTTCTAGGTTCATAGATCAAAACCCGTCTTCTTGGTTAGCTTGTGTTCGGGGGTCATCCAAACGCTTTGAGCGGTAAGCTTCCACGAGTGGACGGGTTTCCCCTTGGAGTTGCACCAATTAAGACCTTCGTAATAGTCCCACATCTCAGCACCACGCCAAGCCGTATAGCCTTGTTCTACGAAGTAGGTAGTTACCTCTTCCTTGGTGGGTTTCTTAAATCTCGGTGGTCTTCTTTGGTTGCTTAGTGTGTCCCCAAATAGGTCGGTCTGCCCCTCGTCTAAAAGCCGTTCCATTATTAGGATAGCTTCCCTTAAGGTCTTTTTTTCTTTTTCTGTCATAGCGTCAAAGCTAGAACAAAAAGAGCAAACAAATAAAAAGAAGTTCTAACTAGCTGGCAGTTAGGTTCATACGGAGATTAAAGTCCATTAGGTATCGGACAATATACCTACCATCATCGCTTCGGGTCTGCTCCTTAGATGCCCCAAGGTCGCTAACGCTCTCAAGTTCTAGGTCTAGCGTTCTAGCCTCGTTGTGTATTTCGCCCGTTAAGGTGGTGTCTTGGAAAGCCTTATACACCAGGTCAATCAAAGTATTATGGTTGGTGACTGAGTAAGCTGGGCTTTGTTCGTAGAAGATCACTCCCGTGGTAATCGTATAATCATAACTCAGGTCAGTTTGCGAACCCGTCCTATCTGCGCCACCTATATCTATATAAACGTACTTGTCAAGGTCGCTCACGTTGGTTCTGCTATACTGAATAGCCACGGAACTCTGACCATTGGCGTTTAGAACCGTTCTTATTGAATTGTGAACGAGCCGCATTATATCGGTAGTCTGTCGCATAGGGCAAATTTAAGTTCACGAGCGGAAGCCGTTTAAGGGGTTCTTGACTTGTTTTATAGGTTTGCGTACCTTTGTGGACATAAGAAGCTAGTAGAAAGCGGCAACGAATCGTTTAACTAGCAGACACCGAAGAGGTTAGGGGGTTGGTACTCCGTGAAAGCATAAGCCATCCAGTACCGTTATCCCGAAAGGCAACAGCCGTAAGGTGGATGTCCGAAGGGGTGCAAGTGATCTCTAAAGCGACAAACTCAAGCCGTACCGAAGCAAGATTATATTTCCTCTCTGTAATGGGGGGAGGGGGGGTAGTACTTGCTTTGGGTGGCTTAGATTTAGAGCGAAAGAATTAAAATTTAATTATTATATTTGTCCTATGGCTCAAACACAACCAAGAGGGTTAATGCCTCAAAGCCTTGCAGAATACTTGTTCTACCAAGGGTATAGGTATATTGAAACTAATAGGGATAGCGGTGCTATCGTTGCCTATAATGGTTCTGAGTTGATTAGAGC